GCTTTCCCGCGGCATCTTCGCCCAAAAGTTCGATTATGAAACCGGCAGCTGGATTGACCAGCCCCCCCCCGCAAAGAGGTCTTGAAATGATTCAGCGCCGCAAGCCCCTGACCAGGTCCACGAAGCCATTGAAGCGCAAGGCCATCACGCGGAAACCCACCAAGCGCCGCCTGGCTGTCGATGCCCAGCTGACCACGGCCAAGGACTTCTATTTCAAAAACTTCGGCCACGAAGATGGAACTGCCCCGTGCCAGCATTGCAGAATCCGCATGGACCGCCCAAGCGCCCACGCCCACCATAAGATCAAGCGTAGCCTTTGGGCGACTGCGATGGCCGAGGAACGCCAGGCCATGGACAACGAGAAGCATGGGAAGAAGAACCAGGTGGTGATCTGTGAAGCCTGCCACGTCTGGATCCACGCCAAGCCCGAAAGGTTGGACGCGGTGCGCAGGTGCTCGGGGAATTCGGAAAATGGACTGGGCGTCGTTTTAACTTTTCAAGGAGCATCATGAAGGGCCCCCAATTCTCCCGCAACTGGAAAGATGTGGCCTACGAAGCCATCGACCCGGATTTTGTCAACACCCGCGTGGTGTGGCACAGTCACCGCATCCAGGGCGAAGTCAGGATCGGGCCGCCGGTCCCCTGGGCCCTGGCCCACCGCCAGGCCCAGCTTCTGGTGGCCGAGGAAAACCGGCTGGGTATGCGCCTGAACTTCAATCTGGCGGCCTGAAATTGGGAATTGACAATAGACCCATAGGCGGGTAATACTTTGAAACCATCTGAAACAAGGAACGCCATGAAAGTCACGATGAAAAAAGACGCCCCCAAAGTCGGCAAGCCAGCCAGCGGCCTGGACGCCGACGTGCGCCGTGATCGCAAAGGCCAGATCGTGGTGGTCCTGGCCGACCGCGTGCTGGCCCTGCGCCTGAAGGCCGGGCTGACCCAGATGGGCCTGGCCCGGGCCGCCGGCATCGGGCTGAACACCGTGGTGCGCATGGAGAAGGCCGGGGCGAACCAGGGCCTGGACAGCGTCGCCGCGGTGGCCAACGCGTTGAACGTGGCCATCAGCGAGTTGCTGAAATGAAATTGATCTGCCCAGCAGGCCACGAAGCCGACATGCGCCAGGTCAAAAGCGTGACCTGCAGATGTGGACGCTTGTTCAGATCGATGAAAGCCGGTAAGCCCTTTGAACCCCTGGTGCCCATGGTCGTCGCCAAGCCCGGTCAGGATGTCATCACCAAAATTAAAATCACGTGTCCGAAGTGCGGCGCGCTGAACGCCACCGAAGCCTGGAAAACAGGAACATGCCAGTGTGGCAACAAATGGGGGTTCGACGAAGATTTGGAAGGCAACGCCTGTTTGGAATGGGATAGCCAGCTATGACCAGGATGACGCCAGCAGAATTGAAATACGCGCAGTCCAAAGGCCTGAAAGTTTTGGGCGGCACAGCGCCCGTGGATTTCAGCGGCACCGACGCCGCCCAGCGCAGTAAGTACGGCAACACCAAGACCCGGCGCGACGGCTTCACCTTCGACAGCATCGCGGAAGCCGACTACTACGAGATCAAAAAGCTGGAAGTCGCCCAGGGCCGCATGCTCTACTTCCTGCGCCAGGTGCCCTTCCATCTGCCGGGCGGCGTGAAATACATTTGCGACTTCGCCGAGTTCTACAAAAACGGCGTCACCTTCGTGGACGTCAAGGGCATGCAGACGCGGGATTTCATCAACAAGCGAAAGATGGTTAGGGCCATGTACGGCGTGAACATCTACATCGTGAAGCGCGGCAAAGGGGGAAGCTTTGAAATCCAAGAAGATTAAATATTATTTTTTGATCGCCGCGTTTTGTTTAGGCGCGGATGCGCTTTGGATTTCCTGGCAGCCGATGCCCGGATGCAAGCTGTTAGGGTTTTTCTTGATGGTGATAGCAATCACCTATGGAATGATGGTGGGAAGAGATTTCAATTTTTCTTGGAAGGGGGTGAATGAATTGAAGGACAACACGGTCATCTATACCGATGAAGTCGGGGTGCGTCACGAAGCTCTGGTCACCATTCGGCACAGCGATACCTGTGTCAATTTGGTCTACGTCAGCGGCGACCAGGCCAAGCAGGACGTCTATGGTACCCAGATCGAACGGGCGTCGTCGGTCGGCAGGAAGGGACACGGCACGGCCCCGGGCGGCAGGTTTTTTGAGGACGCCGAAGTCAAGCCGTTGACGTAGGAAGCGCCACGCCGGCGGCCGGGCACCGATGAGGCACCCACAAGCCACGGCATTCGAGGAAGTCATGAGCCAACTCAATTTTAAAGACGTGTTCATCTTGCGCCCCGACAACCCAGCGCTGTCATTCCGCATGACGGAAGAAGAGTTCAGGCGCACGGTCAAGCTTGAGGCGCCCCTGCCATTGGACATGCTGCTTCAGCAGCCGCAGTTCCGCGCCTTTGACGCCCAGCTGGCCGCCCAGGGCATCAAGCGCCAGATCCTGGTGCCGATCAGCTTGCCCAGGGTGATGGAAGGGTGCCTCAATTGAGGCGATTGGCTTTCTTGCGCATGGAATTGTGATGATCTTTATGACAAGGCCGGCAGAGCCATCGAACCTGTAGGGGCTTGGTATAGTCGTCATGATGAGACTGGGTTTTTGGATGGCCGCATTTCTCGCACGGCCCTTTAATCAAAACCCCGCGCCTGATGTAGACGTTGGTGTAGCACCTGCAATTCATCTTCAGCCTTTGTTCTGGCGTCAACGGATTAGATTTTCGCCATTGGCGCATGTAGGCCGCAGCACAGTGCAGGCAATAGCAGTGCTTTGATTTTGAAGGCTTACCGCAACGTGGGCATTTTGGATTTGACATAGAGCCATGATACGGAATAAGATTGTTTCCGTAAAGTGGAACGTGAAACATTTTAGAGATTGGAGCCGCCGCCATGGCAAAACAGCATTTTGGAAAGAAAATACCCCGCAAGAAGTTGCAGCTGATCGCATCGGTCGCCATGAAAAAGGCTGAAGACCGCAAGCTGGTGAACCAGAACATGCTGATGTATAACGCCGGCCTGCACCTGAAGCTTCAGCATGAGCTGTGCGTCTGCAGCCACGGCGCCAGCAAGCACTTCGGCGCACCGGTGGAAGTCCTTGAAAAGGACGGCGATGGCCAGGCCATCGGCAGCCAGATGGTCAGCAACCTTTGCACGGTTGTGGATTGCGGTGGATGTCGTGGATATAAGTCCAACTACAGCGCCAGCTTCGATAAGTGGATCAAGGAGTTTCGCCAGTTGATGGACCAGAAGCATGGCCTGCCCCTATTGGATTCCATGATGCCCACCGAGAAAGACCAGATCGATGCCTTCGAAGGCGGCGTGAAGCCCGAAGCCTTCGCTGAAGCCTATGCCGAACAGCTGACCAAGCCGAAAGATGAAGTCACCGCCCCCGCCGGGGCATCACCCGAGGAGAAGCCGCAATGAAGATAGCCATCGCTCTGATCATGTTTTTAGTTTTGGGAGGATGTGAAACAGGACATCGTGTCAGCTGCCGATGTGCCGACGGAAAAACCGGAACCAAATGGATAACTGACCAAGGCATTCATGCAGGGGGTCATCCATGCGAGTGCGAATAATCTTGACCCCGATCCTGCTGGCGCTGTTGCTTCCAGCCTTCTGTCATGCCGCACCCCCGCAGCTGGAAGCCGAAGCCACCACGCTGCCCACATGCGCGGTCATCGGCGTGGTGGCCGGCCTGACAACGGCCTGGCTGGCGCCGAAAGATGCCGATGCCCGGCGCTGGCAGCAGTTCGGCATCCTGGCTGCCGTCGCGCTTTGCGGCGTCTATGAAATGCACAGGGCTGACTGGGACGCTAACCGCCTGGGCCAGGACATCATGCCGGTGAACCTGTTCGCCGGCGCAGCTGGTGCCGCGCTGACCTTTTCGTGGAAGTATTGAGTCATGATTCTGTTTGATTTCATCACCGAAGCGTGGACCAGCGCCAAACTGAAACATTTTCAGCGCACCGAGATCGGGCAGAAGGCAAAGATCGCCGAAGCCTTCAATGTCAGGTATACGCACAGGGAAGAATGGATCAAGAACATGCCAGTTCTAGGCGGCACTGCAGTTTATGGAATGCTTCCCAGGGGTGGCTTTGCGTGGATGTGCCCATCATGCAATAAGATTCATCACCCGATCAGCTGTTCAGTTTTTTCAGGACTGCAGTATCCGAGATGCTGCGGATTCCCAGAGGGCCATCGACTTTACACGGACGGCATATCATGAATAAATTCATAATTCTATGCCTGGCTTTAGCGTTTGGATTGTTTCCAGCAAAAGAATTTTTTCCACACTGGCAACGGGCAGATAGTTGTTTTTCATATGTATTTGGGTATTTGGTCGGAATGGCTCTATATTATCCTTGGAAGACTGAATCAAAAGGAAACACCGATGCCAAATGATGCCAAAACCGGGCGGGTTGACAAAGAAGAAGTCCTGCGCGTCATCGAGCTTGTCACCGAAACCCTGATGGCCGGTGAAAAGTCGAAGGAAGCCAGGCTTGAGCTTGTCATCGCCCTGCTGGTTCAGCGCACCAGGCCCGGCGTCATCCGTTCCGTGGTATCCAAGACCTTCGGCGTGACCAACGGCACGGTGAAGAACGACATTGCCGAGGCCCGTGACCTCTATGTCAGCTGGTATAATGGCCGCAAGGAAAACGAGTTGCGCGCCGAAAGCGCGGCGACCATGGACCAGGCCATCGCCATGGGCTTCAAGAAGCAGGACGTCCAAGGCGTTGTCAGCGCGCAGAAGCACAAGGACACCTTGCATCGCCTGATCAAGGACGAAGACGCACCAGCGGCAACTCTTGGCGTTTTAATGCTGCCATCCCGTAAGGACATCAAATCATGGCAGGATCAGTTCTCAAAGCCCCAGAAGTCGAAGAAGTAGTCTGGAAGCCGCAGGACCGCGAAGACGGGTCGCCTGGCCCCCAGGCGGCCCTTTTGGCATGTCCCTGTGATCTGATAGGCTTCGGTGGCGCCCGTGGTGGTGGAAAGTCAGATGGCCTGCTTGGCGACTGGATCGGCCACATCAACGAAGGCGGCCCGAAGTGCAAGGGCTTGATCCTACGCGCCAGCCTGACAGAGCTGGAACAACTGATCGCCAGGTCCATCGAGATCTTCGGCCGCATAGGCGGCGCATACAACTCTTCGAAGAAACGCTGGGTATTTCCTGACGGCCAGGTCCTGAAGTTCGCCTACCTTGAACGCATCACCGATGTGAAGCGCTACCAGGGGCATGACTACACTTGGATCGCCGTCGAAGAAGGCGGCAACTGGCCGACCGACCTGGACGAAGACGGCAAGCCCACGCAGAACGCCATCAAGATGCTGCGCGCTACGCTGCGCAGCGCCGCCGGCGTGAAGACCCGCATGGTCATCACGGCCAACCCTGGCGGCCCTGGCCACGACTGGTTCAAGGAATGGTTCATCAAGCCCGCGCCGCCCATGACACCTTTCCAGCATCCAATCTTCAGCACACCCACGACACCATGCTGGACTGTATTCATACCTTCACGCCTGGAAGACAATCGCATCCTGATGCAGAAAGACCCGGACTATGAAGCCAAGCTGATGACATCCGGCCCGGCCTGGCTGGTCAGGGCCTGGCGCTTCGGCGACTGGGACGCCACGCCCGAAGGCGCCATCATCAAGATCGAGCAGCTTGGTCGTTTCGAATTGAGCGAAAACCGTGCCGAAATGCCAGCCTTCAAGGAAGTCTGGGATTGCTGGGACACCGCCTTCAAGATCAAGCAGCAGAACGATTACAGCGTAGGCATGAAGTTTGGTGTTACCGATACCGGCATTTATTTGTTACATTGTTGGCGTGGGAAGAAGGAATACCCGCAGCTGAAGCAGGTCATAGCGGACTTCGCCGCGCCTAGCTCTACCTGGAACCGGGCCAACGAAGTAAACATCGAAGACGCGGCAAGCGGCCAGGACTTGATCGCCGAACTGAAGCAGACTACATCGCTGCCAGTGAAGCCATTCAAGCGCAAGGGCAAGGACAAGGTGGAAGCCGCCAACCTGGTCACGCATGTGATCAGCGCCGGCAAGGTGAAGATCCCCAAGACCGCGCCCTGGCTGGCTGATGTGATGTCGGAGTGGTCCATCTTTCCCAACGGAAGCCACGACGATGCCGTGGATGCCTTTGTGATGGGTCTGCAGCGCTTCCTGTTCGGAACTTCGCATGCTGGCCTGATGGCCTTCATGCGCGACCAGGTGGCCACGATGAAAGCTGAAGAAGAAGAACGCCAACGCACAGGGAGAAAATAATGGCTGAAAAGGCGAAGGGCCCAAAGGGCAGCGAACGGTCGGTGGGCACCGGTGAACGCACCGATGACATGGGCAGCCAGGTGGACATGGCCGCCATGGTTGAACTGTGGCGCCGCACGAACAAGCCTACCTTGATGGAACGCGCCAAGGATTCCCTGGTCTACATGATCGGCAACATCAAGCCTACCAGCTGGATGTCGCCGTCCCAGCCTGTACAGCCCATGGCGCCGCCCGAAGAACAGCCCGATGGTTCCCGCACGCGGGCCTTCGACTACCAGGTCGGCCAGAACCTTCAGTATCAGCCCAGGTCCAGCGGCGGCCCCACCTTCCAGCAGCTGCGCGCCCTGGCCGACGTCCACGACATCACGCGCATCTGCATCGAGAAGCGCAAGTCGCAGGTCGCCGCCCAGAAGTGGGAACTGCGCATGCGCGACGACCTGGAACCCGATGAAGTCATGCTGAAGAAGGTCAGGGACCTGATGCTGTTCCCCGACAAGATTCACGACTTCCAGACCTGGATCGGCATGCTGATCGAAGAATTCCTGGTCACCGATGCCCCTTGTGTCGAGCCCATCAAGACCTATGGCAAGGAGCTGGTGCGCATGGACCTGGTGGACGGCGCTACCATCACCCCGCTGATCGATGTCACCGGCCGGCAGCCTGCGCCGCCCAGCCCGGCCTTCCAGCAGATCATTAAAGGCGTGGTCAAGAATGACTTCACAGCCGAAGAGCTGGTCTACCTTCCCGGCAATCCCAGGATCTGGAAGATCTACGGCATGTCACCGGTGGAACAGATCATCATCCGCATCAACATGGCGCTGCGCCGCGATGCCCATGTCATGCAGTTCTACACCACGGGTAACGTGCCCGATGGCCTGTTCCTGATGCCCGAAGGTCTGGGCCTGGAAGAAGTGAAAGCCTTTGACGAATGGTTCAACAGCCTGCTGGCCGGCAACACGGCATCCAGGCGCAAGATCAAGTTTCTGCCCGGCGGCAAAGGGTCGCAGCTGATCGAGACCAAGAAGATCGACCTGAAAGATGTCTTCGACGAATGGCTGGCCCGCATCACCTGCGCCTGCTTCGGACTGCCGCCTTCGCCTTACACCAGCGAAGTGAACCGGGCCACGGCCGAAAGCGCCCAGGACACAGCGGAGTCCGAAGGCCTGACCCCCCTGCTGAATCGCGTGGCCAACTTCATCAACTATGTGCTGACGCGCCATGGATTCCAGGATGTCGAATTCGGCTGGAAAGAAAGCACCACGCCCGATGTGCTGAAGCAGGCCCAGGCCGATGACATAAAGGTGAAGAATGGCACCAAGTCCATCGATGAAGTGCGCACCGAACAGGGCCTGGAACCCTGGGGCATCGGGCCCGGCATCATGGGAGCTGATGGCACCTTCAAGCCGTTGCCGGTCAAGGCCAACGCCGCGCTGATCGCGGAACAGGAAGCCAAGGCCCAGGAGAAGGCCGACCAGATGGCATCCCAGATGGAAGCCAGTGCGGCGGCCAGGGGCGCAGCGCAACTGGCGAAGCCTGAACCTGATGCCGGCAAAGCACTGCGCGCAGTGATCAAAAAAAAAAGCGTAATTTTTAAACTGACGCCTGACGCGGTTCCCCACGAAATAACTTCCAAGCTTGCCAATATCTACATCGACTTCTTCGCCGCCCAGGCCAAGAAGATGGCCAAGGTGATAAGCCGCGCCTATGCCAAGCTGGGCAAGGCCGCCGGTGATGACGCCGATGCCATTATCGCCGAGCTGGACTTCAAAGGCTGGACCTTCCTGATCAAGCCCACACAGAAAGCCCTGGCCGAAGTCGGCAAGCGCACCGTGGCCACCAGCCTGCAGCAGCTGCGCGTGGAAGAGGTGGATCCCGGCGCCGACTACAACGAACTGTTGGACATGGGCAGTGAAGAGGCGGCGGCCTATGCCCGCTTCAGGGCGGCCCAGTTGGTGGGTAAGAAGTACAACGCCGACGGCGAACTTGAAGACAACGAAGGATGGAGTATTTCGAATACTACCCGTGACAAGCTTCGTTCGAAGGTATCGCAAGGTATAGAAGAAGGGTGGAGCGCTGACCACCTGCAGGATGAGATCCTGGCCGACGAAGCCTTCAGCGCCGACCGGGCCCAGATGATCGCCCGCACCGAACTGGCCTTCAGCCATGTCGAAGGCAACCTGACGGCCTGGCGCACATCGGGCTTGGTCCAGCGCAAGCGGTCCATCCTGGGGTCAGAACACGACATCCCTGACGAATGCAATTCCAATGCAGAACAGGGCTGGATTGGCCTTGATGACGACTTTGACAGCGGTGATTCCGCGCCACCTTTTCACCCGAACTGTGTCTGCGACCTGGAAGCCGAAGTGGTGGCGCCAGGCGCGCAGTCGGATGATTCGCCTTACGAAGAGCAAGAATAAAATAGACACTAATGCCGGGCGCGTGGTAATTTTATCCCATGTCAAGCACAGCCACACTTCAGCGCCCGGCAGTTTTCAAGACCTTCTACTGCCCATTCTCTAAGTCCAACGACGAACAACAGATCGTCGAAGGTATCGCGTCCAGTGAAGCCGTGGACAGCGATGGCGAAGTGATCGAAAGCGCGGCGATGGAAGCCGCCCTGGCTGACTACATGAAGTTCGCCAACCTGCGCGAGATGCACACCATGAGCGCGGCCGGCAAGGTAAAGATCGCCGTCATGCAGGAAGACGGCAAGACCTGGATCAGCGCCAAGGTAGTGGACAGCGAAGCCTGGGCCAAGGTCAAAGAAAAAGTCTACATGGGCTTCAGCATCGGCGGCCGGGTCACCAAGCGCGAAGGCAAGCGGATCACCGGCCTGGAACTCTACGAGATCAGCCTGGTGGACCGCCCCGCGAACCCCGAAGCCATGATTGAAGTCTGGAAGCGCGCGGCTGGCGATGTCACCGTGATGACGGAAGAGACTGGCCTGGCCCTGCTGCAGGCGCTGGACTTCCACAAGGCCAACTTCAAACCCACACCCAACGAGGGCGCCGCGATGGCCAAAGAGATCAATAAGTCCCTGGGGCATGTGGGCTGGCTGGCCAACTTGATCGACAGCTTGATCTGGCTTTACCAGAACGTGGAAGCCGAGCAGCTTGCCGAAGGCGACGAAGCCAGCATGGTCTGCGACCAGCTGGGCAGCATCCTGGTGACCCTGGGCGAAACCCTGATGGCCATGACCAGCGAGGAAGTGGCTGAAGAGATGAAGCGCCTGGAATTGGAACAGGTGGCGAAGCTGGCCAAGGGAGCCAAGCCCACGAAGGAAGAGTGCTACAAAGAGATCGACGGCATGAAGGAGAAGCTGAACGCCATGCACAAGGCGGTCAGCGATGCCGGCGACGAAGACGAAGCGTTGTCCAAACACATGGACCACATCAAGGCAATTCACAAGGCGCACGATGATTTCGGCGCTGATGATTCCACCAAGGAGGACGCCGTGAGCGTTGCAACACTGAAGGCACTGAAAGACCTGCTTGCCAAGCGCGAAGCCAAGAAGGCCGCCGATCTGGCTGCCAAAGCAGCCGGCGCAGCCACTGCGGCCGCGGCCGAAGGCGAAGTCAGCGAAGCCGAGACCATCATGAAGGCCCAGGTCGAGGCCCTTGAAGGCATCGCGTCCCTGACGGCTTCTATCGAAGAGCTGAAGAAGACCATCGTGCCCCCGAAGGCGCAGGTCCAGGCAGCGCTGGCCAAAGGCCAGGATGACGGCGCCGGCGGCGCGGCTGCAGCGGAGATCGTCGAGATCAGCCGCAAGATGCCTGAGCGCGAACGCGAGGCCCTGGCCATGAAGAGCGTCCAGAAGGGTCTGAAGATCAAGTACGTCGACTGAGCCACCAGCAGCCCGGCATGAGCCAGGCCTGATTCTTTTCTCTTTTGCGAGGACCACGACATGCTTCCCACAGCAGCCAACATGACGGACCAGTCCCTGGGCGAATTGGCGAAAGCCATCGCTTCAGGCGATGTGGACGCCATCCAGAAGGCAATCACCAACGCCACGAACTTGGTGAACATCGACCTGCAGCCGGTCGCACGGGAAATCTACCCGGTGCTGACGCCCCTGCGCAACATGCTGCCCCGCGTCGGCAGCTCCAACGGCGGCACGGCCACCCAGTGGCGCGCGGTCGTGGGCATCAACGCCACGCATGTGCGCCCCGGCGTGAGCGAAGGCAACCGGTCGGCCGTGATCACCACCACGGTGACCAGCTACATCGCGGCCTATAAGACCCTGGGCCTGGAAGACTACGTCACCTTCGAAGCCGACCTGTCGGCCGAAGGCTTCGATGATGTCAAGGCCCTGGCGGTTCGCGGCCTGCTTCGCTCCCTGATGATCGCCGAAGAGGTGGTCATCCTGGGCGGCAACGCGACCCTGGCCCTGGGCACCTGCCCCACGCCCACCCTGGCCACGGCGGCCGGCGGCGGCGCCATCCCCGACGCCACCGATGTGCATGTGCGCTGCGTGGCCATCACCCTGGAAGGCATGCAGACCGCCAGCGTCACGGCTGGCGTGCAGCTGACCATCAGCCGCACCAACGCGGACGGCAGTGTGGATACCTTCGGCGGCGGCGCTTCGATCATCAGTGCTGACACCGACCTGACCACGGGAACCCCTGGCACCAACGACAACGTGATCACAGCCTATGTGACGCCTGTCCAGGGCGCGCTGGGTTACGCCTGGTACTGGGGCCCGAACGCGGCCGCAGGGTGCTTGCTTGGCGGCATCACCACGATCAACAGCATCATCATCGGCACTGCAGCCGGCACGGGCACCCAGGCGGCCAACGCCACGGGCATCACGACCGACAACAGCACCGATGCCCTGGTCTTCGACGGCCTGATCTACCTGGCCCTGGGAGCTGGCCAGGAGAACCCGGCGGCTTCGGCTTCGGGATCCATCGTCAGCTACAACGCGACCGGCACGCCCGGCGTGGGCACCCCGCTGACTGCTGATGGCGCCGGCGGCGTGGTTGAGATCGAAAACGACCTGCTTTCGTTCTGGAACGCCAGCAAGCTGCAGCCCACCGACATCTTTGTCAGCGCGCAGCAGATCCTGGACATCACGAAGAAGGTCATCGCGGGCGGCAGCGCCCCGCTGTTCCGCTTCGTGCTGGACGGCGCCAGTCAGAACCTGGCCGAAGGCACGATCCGCGCGGGTTCGGTGATCGGGAACTACCTGAGCAAGTACAGCCTTTCGGGTGGTAGCCTGATCCGCATCCGCATCCACCCCAATCTGCCCAGCGGCACGATGCTGTATTACAGCAACGAGCTGCCCTACCAGATCACCAACGTGGGCAACGTGGCGCAGATCAAGACCCGCCGGGACTACTGGCAGATCCAGTGGCCCTTGCGCACCCGGAAGTATGAGTACGGCGTCTACACCGACGAAGTGCTGCAGCACTACTTCCCGCCAAGCATGGGCGTGCGGTTCAACATCGCCGCAGGCTGATAGGAATACCACCGAAGCGCTGTAAGTAGGCGCACCATCTGAAGGGCCGGCTGGCATGTATCGCTGGCCGGCCCTTCTACTTTCAAGGAGAGCCGCCGCCATGGGAAAAGTAAAGGAAATCGAAGGTTACCTGATCCTGAACGTATTTCAGGTCAGCGTCGGGGGCCGCAAGGTATCGCCCGACAAAGACGGACTTTTTGACCTTACCGAGAAGGAAGCCCTGCATCTGTCCGACACCTACCACGTCACCGAGGTCAGCAAGACTGGCAAGACGCGCATCGGCAAGGGCCTGACGCATTCGCTGACGGAGAACCAGACCAAGCAGGGCGACTTCTACACCACCCTGAAGGAACAGCTGCTGAACGAGGAGCGCGAGCTGCTTGAGAAGAAGGCCAGCGCCCTGCAGATCAAGGTGGACAGCAAGATGGCGATCGGTGACATCGTGGCGGCCATCATCGACAAGATGCAGGCCGTGGCGCAGATTAAAGTAGCCCCTTCCAGTGCCCCCAGGGCTGGCCGGGCCGGGAAGTAAAAGATGCCTGCCGTCCAGTTCTGCACTGTTGCCCAGGTCAAGGAGTGGGCCGACTACAAGTTGGCCACTTCGGACACGATGATCAGCACGCTGATCGACCGAGTCACCGCGCAGATTCAGAGCTGGACGAGCAGGGATTTTTCACAGCAGAGTTACATCGAAGTTTACAACGGCAGCGGGACCAGCCAGCTGCCTGTCAAGCAGGGCCCTGTCACGGCTGTGGCATCCCTGACCATCTACGGCCAGACCATCCCGGCATCAGCCACGCCCACGGCCTGGGGCTACACCTTCAAAGACCGCATCATCTACCTGCGCGGGTCCGCGCCCCTGGCGCCCTTCGACGCCGGCGGCTGGTCCGGTGGCGCGGGCATGATCTTCCCCCTGGGCAACCAGAATGTGGAGATCACCTACACCGCCGGCTTCGCCACGATCCCCGACGCCATCACCCAGGCCTGCATTGAGTGGGTTGCCTTCAAGCTGAAGGAACGGGAGCGCATCGGCTACAAGTCCCAGAACATCGGCCAGCAGAACATCGGATATATCACCGACGCCATGCCTGACGGCGTGCGCCAGGCCTTGATGCAGTATAAGAGGGTGACACCGGTATGATCGAAATCCAGGTCCTGGGCACTGAGGCAGTGGCCGCGAAGCTGCGACGGGTGACGCCCAGCATTTCAAACCGCCTGACCCAGACCATGACCGGCGCCATGATCAGGCTGCAGAACTACATCAAGTTCGCCAAGCTTTCGGGCCAGGTCCTGAAGAACCAGACTGGCACCTTGCGCAGGTCAATTAACTACACGGTTTCTGGCGGTGATGGCCAGGAAGGCGCGCCTGTCATCGGCAAGGTCGGCACCAATGTGGAATACGCCAAGACCCACGAACTGGGCCTGACCATTCCCGCGCATCCAATCGAAGCCGTGCGCGCGCAGGCCCTGGCCTGGACGCCTTCAGGCATCGCCATGGCCAGCTTTGGCGGCAACATGATCTTTAGGCGCCGGGTGATGATCCCCGCCATCACCATGCCCAAACGTTCCTTCCTGGCTTCAGGCCTGACCGACAAAAAGCCTGAGATCTTCAAGGATCTGCAGGCGGCCACCGCCCAGGGCATCGACGATGCCACGCGGGGCAGCCGGTGAGCTCGTCCAGGGAAGATGTCTATGCCGCGGTGTTCGCCCTGTGCGACATCCCTTTGATCAAGACGCGCAACCGCCTGGCCAAGGACTTCGACCAGGTGACGGCCAATGAACAGCCAGCCTGCTTCCAGATGGAGCTCCAGGAGATCCCTGAAACCAGCCGGGGCGTCCCGGACATCTTCAGGCTGGGCCTGTCCTGGATCGTCTACACCGATTCAGGGTCAGATCCTGATAGAATCCCTTCCACGCCCCTGAATGAGGCAGTACAGGCACTTCTGGACACGCTGGCACCCCCTGCAGGGCGTGATGTCAACACCCTGGGCGGCCTGGTGGCCCGGGTCTACCCTGGTCAGGTCCAGTATTTCGAAGCCGTCCTGGGCAGGCAGGCCATGGCGCTGATTCCCATAAATCTGGTCTATGTGCCAGACTTTGACGCCGGCGGGTGCCCCTGATGCAATACGCCTTTGATGTCGGCCATCTTTTCGTCACCCCCAGCGTGGGCGCCAGCCCGGTGCGCGTGGGATCCCTGCGCGGGGTCCAGATCGACATCGAGCGCAGCCTGACCCTGGAACGCCTGGCCTTCCAGGTGCCGGTCAAAGCGGCGCACCGGGAAACCAGGCTTAAAGGCCGCGCCAAAATGGCAACCATCAACGGCGCCATCTTCGCCGAACTTTTCTTCGGGAAAGCCACCACGCCGGGATCCACGAAAGGCGTCGACGGCTGCCCCCAGACCATCCCAGGATCGCCCTACCAGCTTCAGATCACCCCACCTGCCGGCGGCACATTCTACATGGATTTGGGAGTCCTGTTTGCCTCAAACGCCGTTCCCCAGGAGCTTACCCGGGTATCAGGTTCGCCAGGTGCCAATGAATATTCTCTTTCGGGCGACACCTACACCTTTTCAAGTGCTGACACCGGGAAGGAAATTCTGGTAAGCTATGCCTACACGGTTTCCACCGGCAAGCGCCTTACGATCACAAACCCCTACTGGATCGAGGCGCCTACCTTCAAGGTGGCAGGGTTTATACCTTACGGCGGGAAGCAATTGTTTATGGAGTTCCCCGGCTGCGTGTCCGAACACCTAAGCATTGCGACAGTTCTGGAAAACTGGACGATTCCAGATTTCACTTTTGAAGTTATTTCCCCTGACGGGGTTCAGGTCGGGATACTCTCGACCGCTGAATAAAGGAGAAGATCATGGCTTTGGACGTTCAAGAAGTACAGCTCTACGGCCCGGCAGATGTTCTGATCAATGGCGTCACCGTGGGACACACCACGATGGAAGGCATCAAGGTCAAGCGCACGCCGAAGATCGCCGAAGCCAAGGTTTCCAAGTTCGGCGACACCGCAGTCAAGAAGTGGCAGGATGGTGAAAAGCTGGAAGTCGAATTCACCCTGGCCCAGTCCAACTTCGGCCTGCTGGCGAACGCGCTTCCCAGCGCCACTTTGGTCACCGATGGCAGTGGAAACCAGAAGCTGACCTTTGGCAAGATCGCAGGGACGCCCCTGGATGCCGTGGAACTTGTCCTGCAGCCCTTCGTGGCGGCCAACACGCCGACTTATGACCTGACCATCCCCAAGGCCGTCAGCATTGGCGACTTCAGCGTGGATTACATCGGCGAGAAGTTCAACGGCTTCCATTGCAAGTTCGAAGGCCTGGTGGACGAGAGCGCCAGCGACGGCGCCCTGCTGTTCACCCTGGGCGATGCCAGCATTACACAGAACGCCGTGGCCCCGACCTTCACCGTGGTTCCCACGGACAACGCCACGCCCACGGCGCCGGCTAACATCGTGTGGACCTTCAGCAAGGATCTGAACGCCGACACCATCCAGGACTACGAATCCGCATTGCCTTCCACGGTGATCGTGATGAAGACGCCCAGCGGCGCTGGGCAGACGGGCCTGGAATACGCAGGGCATGCCACGCTGTCGAACAACGGCGCGGCCACCACGCTGACCTGGACCCCCGATGTGGCCTTCCAGTCTGGCCAGGTCTACATGTGGATCCTGCAGAACATCAAGTCCCTAGATGGCAACGACCTGCCGTTCAATGCCGGGAACTTCACGCCTGTCTGATCCGGTTTTTTGAAGCAGAAATAACCCGCCAAAGCGGGGGCCTTTACCGGCCCCCGCTTTTTTTATAAGAGGAGATGACCATGGGATCACTGACCATTCCGAAGCCTATCACCCTGGACTGCAGTTTCGTCGATGCCCAGGGCCAGCCGGTGACTAAGGCCGTGGTGCTGCGCAAGCTGACCCTGGGAGCCTTTGCCACGCTGACCCAGACCCTGGACGACCTTCTGGCCCAGGGCTTCATCGTCTACAAAGCCGGGGTGTCCACGGAAGACGGCGCCAAAATGCTTTTTGAAATGCTGAAGAAGTCGCCGGCGAAGCTGGGCCTGATCGTGTCCCTGGTGTCTGATGTCAAGGAGTCCGAAGCCCAGCACATGGAAGTCGAAAGCGTGATCGCCCTGCTTGGCGCCGCGTGGACCCTGAACAACCTGATCAAGCTTTTCACGGCCGCCTTAAAAAAAGCGAAGGGCCTGGAAGCGGTGGAATAGATTCCGGGCCCTGGCTGGACAAGGCGATCGCGGACCTGATGCTGGAATACGGGATGACCAAGCGCCAGGTGCTGGACGAAATCTATCCCGATGAAGTCGGCTTCCTGCTGGATCAGGCAGATCTTCACAGGCGGCACTTTTTCCGCGAGATGACCCAGGCCGTGCAGGGCGACTATAAGAAGAACCTGGAACGCCTGGCCGGCGGCGCTGCAGGCTTCAGCGCTGGACCGAAGGAAGAGGGCCAGATCAGTGCGGCCACCAATGAAAAGGCAGTGATGACGCTGGCGCTATGGTCAGGGAATGCAGGCATGATGCGCAAGGTTCAGCTGTTCGCCCAGGCGCGCGAACTTTTAAAGAGGCTAGAAAATGGCGAATGAATTCGACGTCGGCAGCATTCTTGTTGAGATCAAGGCCGACATCAAGCAGCTGCAGGCCAGCCTGAAAGAGGGCGAAGGCAAGGTCCACGAAAGCGCCAGCGTGATGAAGGAAGGCTTCAACGAGCTGAAGAAGACCATTGTGGAGGTCTTCAGCCTGAATGAGATCAAGAACTTCGTCAAAGAATCCATCAAAGAATTCACCGAAATGCAGGATGCCCTGAACGACCTGGGCAACACGGTCAAGGCCGGCGGCGGCAATTGGAAAGGCCTGAAGGATGACGTCGAAGCCTACACCAAGGGCGCGGCGGCCAGCACGCGATTCAATAGCACCGAGATAACCAAGTCCCTGGACTCCATCACTTTCAAAGTCGGCGACGTCAGCAAGGCCATGCAGCTGAACAACGAAGCCATGAAGCTGGCCAGGGTGCGGCACATCGACCTGGCATCAGCTGCCGACATCGTTTCCAATGCCTACCTTGGCAACGAAAAAGGCGTCAGCATGCTGGCCCGGTCCCTGGGCGTTACCGGCGCCAAGGCCAAGGATGCCGGCAAGCTGTTCGACATCCTGGACGCCAAGACTAAGAAGCTGGGCGACGATTCGCAGACCGTGGCCTTCCAGTTGAATCAGGCATCGAAGGCCTATAAGCAAATGCAGGAAGACGTAGGCGCGGCCCTGGCGCCGGCGGTCACATTCTGGGCCAAGCTTGGCCAGGAGTGGATCCCGAATGTCATCAAGGCCGTGCAGTCGGCCGGCATCTACATCGGCGAATTCGTTGCCAAGGGCATCATTTATTTCGGAGCCTTCGCGCGCAAGGTCGAAGCGCTTTCGTTCCTGATCCAGGAAGTGTTCACCAGCCCGAAGAAGGCCCTGGCCGACTTCAATAAACGCCTGGAAGACGGAGCCAAGCAGACCGGCATCGAGATCGTGAATATCGAGAAGGCCACAGCCGATGAACTGGCCAAGATCTGGAAGAAGTCAGCAGAAACCAAGGCCACCATCACCAAGGGCAACGTGGCCATGGAAGCCCACGCCAACCAGCTGCGCATTCGCGATGAAGAGCTGGCCCAGGCCCGTATCAAATCGATCATCATGTCCACTGCCGAAGGCTACAAGACCCTGGCCGCCGACATCACCAAAGCCGCGCTGACATCGAAGGAAGCCTGGCAGGATATCGGCAAGGCCATGATCCGGTCGGTCCTGGACGCCCTGATCGCCGTCCTGCAGGCCTATGAAGCCGAAGCCATGGCCGAAGCCATTGCGGCGCTGTATGAAGAAGACTACAAGACATCGGGCGAGAAGTTCCTGGCGGCCGGGGCCTACCAGACCGGCGAAGGCGTGCTGAAGGGCATCGAGTCGGCGTATCTGGCAGAAGGCGGCGTGGTCACCAAGCCCACCAACGCCGTCATTGGCGAAGGCGGGGAACCCGAAGCCGTGGTCCCGCTGTCCAAGGCCGGCGAAATGGGATTCGGGGGCCAAGTCACCCAGCACATCGGCATCCATCTGCCTAATGTCAAGAAGCCTGCAGACTTCGCCAGCGCGGAATCGCGGCGCACGATTTCAAGGGTTTTGTCCGAACAGATGACCAAGCTGCAGGCGCGTCAGGGTCTGCGCTTCAGCGGTCGCATGCTTTCTTAAAGGATCACCATGGCCACCGCACGCGCACCGATTGCCATCCGCTACAACCTGGTCGACACCTACCCCGGCACGTTCCAGGAGAACTACGTCGGGGTTTCCAATGTCGTGGGGCGCCGGGGCTGGCGCGCCCAGATGCCCAGCGTTGATGACGGCATCGTCAATTGCATGGTCAGGCTGGGCCGATACCTTTACATCGGCGGCAGCTTCACGCTGATCGGCGGCACCACGCGCAACCATCTGGCGGCCTTCGATGTCGAGACCGGACAGCTGGCCGACTGGAATCCCAACGCTGACGACAGCGTGCTGGCCATGGCCACCGATGGCGCCAGCATCTACATCGGCGGCAGCTTCACGTTGATCGGCAGCACCACGCGCAACCATCTGGCCAAGATCAACCCTGCCGGCGTCCTGAATGCGAATTGGAACCCAGACGCCAACAGCCTGGTGACTGCCCTGGCGTATAGCGCCAGCGGGGCCCTGGTCTATGTTGTGGGAGTCTTCACTACGGTGAACGGCGCAACGACAAGGAATCACGCCGCTGCCCTGGATGCCACCACTGGCACCGCCACGGCCTTCGATCCCGACTTCGGAACCCCGGCCCAGGTCGTCGCGGTCGATGATGATCTGGAATTCGTTTACTTCGGCGGCGCGTTCACCACGGCAGACGGCGGCACCACCAGGAATCACATCTGCCGCTTCACCTTCGCCGGCGCCCTGGACGCCTGGGATCCAGATGCCAACGCCGCCGTGGTCTGTCTATTCCTGAAGGACTCCCTGATCTATGTCGGCGGTGGATTCACTACCATCGGCGGCCAGCCACGTTCAAACATGGCTTGCCTGGATCAAAGCGGGGCTGCGACGTCATTCAACATCACGGCGAACGGCATCGTTTACACCATAAATTTCGCCGACGGATTCCTGGTCATCGGCGGCGACTTCACCCTGGTGCAGGCGACCAACCGAAAGTATTTGGCTGGCGTGTCTGAAGATTCTACCGTGCTGGACACCTGGGATCCGAACATGGACAACGATGTCCTGGTGTCGCTGGTCTTCGAACGCACGATCTATGTCAGCGGGATCTTCACGACCTTCGACGGAAACCCGCAGGCGCGTCTGGCGGCGATCCCGCACCCCTATTTCACCGACGCCAACGCCATCTTTATTTCCAAGGCCACCGGCGATGACGCCAACCCCGGAACCCTGGCGGCGCCCAAGGCCAGCTTTGAAGCCGTGTTGGGCAATACGTCGACGCTGGCCGACCGCAGCGGCAACGGCAATACCCTGGTGGAAGTCGGAGTGATCGGCCCACAGCATCAGGATTGCTATGTCGTGCCGCCCAGTGGCAATTATTGTTCTGCCTATTTTGCCGCTACGGGCCAGTACCATGTCCCGGCGGCCGTGGGCGTGGCGATCGGCGCTTCGAATGCTTTCACAGTTTCAGCTAAGGTGAATAAAGTACAATCCAACACTAGCAATGAATTGATGTGGAGCTATAGCGATGGAAGCACAGATGCTTCTCACAAAGGAATTCTTATAGTTGCCGACGGCACGATCAGGTTTCGGATCGGCATTACGTTTTCGGATTCAGCAGCAGGCACATTTCAATTCGATGGCGAATTCCACGACGTCATCGCCAGCTATGACGGCACGACCCACACGAAAAAATTGTGGTACGACGGGCGCCTGGTCATAGACACCACCCAGACGGCGACAGTCGGAACGCTGGCGGCGCATTCAATTGGCGGCAGCTCGGTTGTCAACACCCTGGCGTTCGAAGGATGGGTCGACGATTTCAGGATCTACGATTCCGCGATCACTAGCACCACACTGCCGGCCGATATCGATCTGCAGTGCCGCTACGAATTCGAAACCGAGACATTTTTTAAGCTGTCAGGGAAAAGCTATGTTGTGGTGACCGATGACGAGAACTACAGCGAATACGTGCGCGTCATCGATGACAACTGCGGAATCTATGCCCTGGATGGCAAGGCCCCCACGATCCAGATCGTGCCAGGTGTGACAGCGGGAACCTACGGGGCCCGCGTTGTCGGCCGCACCAAGTTTTCCACCGGCGCCGGCAGCACCTTCTTCTATGTGTCGAAATCTGGCGACGATGCCACCGGCATCAGGGGAAATTCAGCGCTTCCGTTCAAGACCATTCAGGCCGCACTCGATGACGGCACCCGGGTGGCCGGCGACACCGTGCAGATCCAGGATTCAGGCCTCTACATCGGCGACCTGAATGCCGGCGCCAAGGCTGTCACCATCCAGGCCGCTGATGGCCAGGTGCCGACCCTGCGCAACGCCGACGCGACTTCAGGCGGCATCCATATCACCATCACGGCCGGCAGCAGCTTGGCGTTGTATGGTCTGTTCCTGCAGGAGAAGACGGGAAGCCTGGGCAAGATCGCCGGTCCTAATTCCGATCTGACGGTGTGGGACTGCAGCCTGGTCGGCGGGGCCAACGGGCTTTACAGCACGGGTTCTTCGACGCGCACCTGGCAGATCAGGAACTGCCTTTTCAGCGGCCAGGCGGGGAACTGGATCAAGGCTTTTGTCGCCAGCCTGGACGTCTTCAACTGCCAGCACATCAAGACGTCTTCCAATGGATCGGATACCTATGGCCTGGACTACCACGAAAGTCCTGCGGTCACGATCAGGCAGTCTAGTTTTTCAGGACTGATGACAACTGCAGCCGTGGGAACGGCGAACACCAACGTGGCCGCGGTCAAATGTTTGGCTGAGATCGAGCGCAACACCTTCACGGACCTGGGTGGATCTGGTGCTGGCGCCGGTCACGGTATCAAGATCGACAACAATATCGCCACTAAAACCTTGACGCTGGCCCGCCACAATACTTTCCTGAACACCTTTGGCGATGCCATCCAGTTCAACGGTGGCGATTACAACTGCTACTTGGCCAAGTCCAACCTGGCGACGGCCTGCGGCACCACGGCTGCTTTCACCGGCGACGGCACCGGTGGCGTAGGCGCGTATGTCATCCAGGGCTTTGCTGACTGCGCATCGTTGAACGCGACACTTGATTCGTTTCATATTTTGAACACCGCGCCGAACACGACGCGGATCAGGAATTGCACCAGCCTGGGCGCAACGCGATACGGTATCGAGATCACCGGCGCCGGTGGCTCCAACGGAACCGGCGTTTTTGTCACCGGCTTTGCCGAAGATAATTCGGGATCAAATGCAGCGCACGCATCCACGGCCATCGCCTTGGATTATTCTTTCCTGGGCACGGCCCTGGGCACCAACATCAGCCTGGGCACCGGGTCTTTCAGCGTGTCGCCTGAATTCATTTCCACGACATCGGGCTTCGAACTGGTGGGCCTGGGCCCCACAAGCCCGGCCATTCTCAACGGCAACGCGGCCGCCGACAAGAACGCCGGCGTCAACGATGCCACGGTTTTGATCCTGGCGTCAGGCATCACCGTTGACGGTTTCTACCTGGAAGGCCTGGACAACTTGCTGGACGCCCAGGGCATGCGGCCCGGCTTCGACGCGTCGCAGATTTCCTATAACACCAACACCGGGCCCGTGGTCACCGCAGCCTTCAATCTGAATAACGGCAGCCTGGTGGAGTTCTGCCAGGCGTCCATGAGTCACGGCAACGGTTTCTTACTGATGACACCGTTGTCGGTGGCGGTGCGCTGCGTGGCCAACGAAGACGCCGGCGCCGGCTTTGTGGTGGCGTCGCCAGGCGTCGCGGTTTCCAACTGTTCATCCTATGGCTGCGGCTTCGGCCAGTATGACGTCTATGACTTCGGCGGCGACTTCCATGACAACATTTTTTCGGAGTCGTCGACCTTTGACTATTCCGGTGGCGGCGTGCAGACGTATTCCGACATCGAAAGGCTGGATCCCGCGCGCCCGAATGCCCTGGACGTCAACAGCACCCAACTGAATCCGCTGTACAACAACCCGGCCGAAGGCGATCTGCGCATCGACGCCCTGGCTGCAGGCAATGCCTTCGACAGCCCGGCCTTGGAAACCGGAACCTTGGGCGGCGACATGGGTGCCTTCGGATTCTTTTATGGCTCCCTGGTGCAGACCTACGACACCTTGACGCTGGACACGCCGAACCGAAACCCTGATTCCCTGGTGCGCACTGGGGAACCGATCAAGCTGGCCGAAGGCGTGCAGGAAGACGGCAAGACCTACAGCGTGGCGTCGACCTACAAACGCGGGTATCAGTTCCGCTGGGATGATTCCAGCAACGACATGCCGACGGCCCAGGTGACGGCGCTGGAAAACATGTACACCAGCCCCACGGGCCAGGTCTTCATCGACTTCGGCGATGGCCTGGGCTTCGTGGAAGGATTCGTGCTGCGCGAAACTCCGTTTGAGTTCACCGAAATGACGGGCCTGTATTCGTCTGAAGAGGTGCCGACACCGGTGCGCGAAATTTCCTTCAGGATGGTCTGATGCTGAAAAGCCTGATCGTCCTGGGCGTGGAGCTGGGGCCCTATGTAATCAACTGGGCGCAGATCGAGCAGGTCAAGGAAGTCCTGCTGGCCAGGACCACGTTGTTCACCGGCGAACTTGAAATAAATCTATCGAATGCCAGGGGCCAGTTTTCACCTGAAAAGCGTGGGTCGTTGTTCTTCGGAAAAAACCTGTTCAACATCGATGCCGTCATCAGGGTGGACGGTCGCGTAGCCTTTCAGGGCCTGCTGAAAGATCCCAAGGTCAACCACGGCGACCGCACGGTGACCCTGGTGATGCAGAACATCATGAGCAAGCCGGCCGACTCCATCCTGCCAGCCCTGACGATCAGCGCGGGCAACCCGGCGTCGGTGATGCTGGAAGCCATGGCGCTGGGCGGTCTGCTGGATCTGGTGGACGTCGGCAGCTTCCTGGCGGCAGGCGCGCCTTCGCGGGAAGCCGGTGCCGTTATCGATGTCAACATCGCCGCAGGTTCCAACGTGTCGGTGCTGAATCTTTTGCAGCAGATTTCCGACCTGGCGTCGATCTCGGTTTTTGTGAATGCCGGGCTGATCCAGGCCAAGGCGGTGACCACATACCCGGGCGGCGAATCCGGCCTGCGTCAGGAGCTCAACGCCGATGTGGTGCGCGACTTCAAGGAACGCAACACGGCTTCGGATAACTTCAACAATGAAGTCGTGGTCTACTACGGCGGCAGCCAGGAATCCTATACCGCCAGGGATGAACGCAGCATCGGCATCACCAAGATCACCCGCACGCTGCCTTTCGCCACGCTGACCGGATCCCTGGTGGCGGTGCCCGACCTGGCGTCGGCGGTCTACTTTGCCGCCACCGCGCTGGCCCGAGCTTCGACGCCGCCTGTGGTCGTCACGTTGGAAGTCGGCAAGGAGTTCATCCAGGCCAACATCGGCGACCGCTTCCCGGTGACCGCCAGTAACTGGGGCATGGTCAGGAAGCCGTTTGAGTTGATAGAAAAGCACTTGTCCCTTATGTCGGAATCCGTGGACATGACACTCAGAAGCATTTAATAGACAGGGCCCCGCGTTTTTGCTAGGATTCAGGCATCAGCTTAGGAGTTCCCGGTGATGAAAAAACTCGTTTTCCTTTTTGTGCTTGTCGCGGCTTCGGCCCTGCGCGCCGATACGCCTACCGATACGCCTACCGATACGCCTACGTGGACCTTGACCCACACGCCGACGATCACTCAGAGCTGGACTGATTCCCCCACGCTGACGATCACGCAGACCCCTACGCCCACGCCTACATTCACATTCACGCTGACGGCGACCCAGACCTGGACGAAGACGATCACCAAGACTACCACGCCAACGCCTTCGCGCACGCGCACCATCACCAAGACCACGTCGCCGACGCGCACCACTTCACCTACGCCGACGTTCACCAGGACGCCGACCTTTACGCGCACGCTGACGCGCACGCCTACGCCAAGCCGCACCATTACGCTGACGCCCACGCCTACCTTGACCAGGACGCCGACGCAGACCCTGACGCACACCAGGACGATCACCACCACGGCGACATGGACCGCGACGCCCACGCGCAGCCCCACGCCTAAGTTCACCGAGACCCCGGTGTTCACCCCTGTGCGCACCAAGGACAAAGAATATTTGGAGCAGGTTGTCGTCACGCCTGTGCCCTAGATGAAGCCGATGCCGTAAGGCATCCCGAGAAAGGCGGCTGTCCATGCGGGCAGCCGCCTTTTTTTAAACCGCCACGCAGGGAGGAAGCCATGAAGAAGAAACAGAAAAGCGAACCGCAGGACACCATCAGGGCCCAGGCCGTCACCACCAGATTGGCCAACGGCGCCATCAGCGCGCTGGGAGTCATCGCCGTGGTCGCCGTGTTGTGGGCCGGGCACTGGGTCTGGCATGTGCTGACAACGCCGCCTACGCAACTTTTGGGAAACCATTTTAAGAATACCCAACCAAATCAGGCGACGAAGTGAAGGTCTTCATCGTCCTATTTTTCATGGCGGCCCTGGGGCATGCCGCGGCCTCGCCCACGCGCACGCGCACCAGGACCGCCACGCGTACGCGCACGCCTACGGCCACCGCCACGCCGGTCTATTCGGCTACGCCGACGCCGACGCCCACGGTGACGAAGACCTACACTACGCCGGTGCCAACGCCTCTTCCCACGTGGATCTATCCGACCGTCACGCCTTCGCCGGTAAGGCCGACGCCCACGGTGTTACCAACACCGATCAGGCCATTGCCGCCCTATGTGCCGCCGACGCCGACCGTCAGGAACACACCCTGGATCTACGACATTTCGGAACGCACATGAAATTTCTGCTGGCCCTACTTTTTGCCGCCCGCGCTTATGCCGGCCCTGCCGTCGATGGCACGCCCATTTGCGACTTCACCAATTCAGGCGTGAATTCTTTTTCGACACCATTCACGGCTGGTTCCGGGTCGAATAATATGCTTGTCATCGCAGTAATGAGCGCCGGCGGCGGCACAAATATGACGGCGAATTTTGGCGGGAATCCGGCGACAGTCATAAAAAGCCAAAGCAATGTAGTCACTCTCGCCGGGATTGGAAATTTTACATCCTATCTTTGGATGTTTGGCATGACGGTCACAGCCGGAACCGTCGGAAATATTACAGTTACCACGTCAGATGTATGCGATAGATCTGTTGTGGCGGCTACCTATTCGGGAGTGTTTATAAGCGGGAGCCCGGTGAATTCATTCAGCGCGAATTCGAGCGCCAACGAATTGGTAGGAAGCTCTTTGGCTTTGACACTGACGACCACCACAGCCGGAAGCATGATCGTCAATCCTGCCCTGAAAAGCTTGAGCACGGAAACCTTCGACTCCCAGCTGACAGGCGAATGCCAGGTTGCGAATACAGCGGTTTGCGGCGGAGCTCTTGCAGACATGCCGACGACTTCGGCGGGAAGTTACACCATTCTAAATACCTGGTCGCCTGGCACCGGCGGCCAGATCATGTTCATGGTTGAAATGTTGGCAGCTTCCGTTCCCACGGCCACGCCCACCTGGACGTTGACGACTACGCCTACGCTAACGCAATCCGAAACCTGGACGGATTCCCCGACGCCCACGTGGTCGCCCACGTTGACGGCATCGCCTACGCCCACATGGACACTCACTGCCACGCCTACCCACACGCCAACGTGGACGCCGACGATCACCAAGACCTGGACACCAACATGGACACCCACGGCCACGCCGACCGTCACGCTGACGCCCACCAGGTCAGCCACCTTCACGCGCACGCGGACTTTCACGCGCACGCCCACGGCGACACGAACCATCACCAGAACCTTCACGCTGACCCGTACGCCTTCGCCGACGCGCACCGTGACACTGACGCCGACCATCAGCCCCACGTTTTCAAGGACGGCGACGCCCAGCATCACCATTACCAAGACCATCAGCCCCACGTTTACCCTGACGCCGACGCCCACCAACGTCTGCGAATCCCCGGGCACCCACCAGGTCAACGGGCGCCAGATGGCCGGGCTGTCATGGATCTTTTATAAGAAGGTGGTCACCACGGCCGTGCTGGAACCAAACATCATCAATGTCTATGTGGGCGCGGGAAGTGGGAAGATCGTCGTCGCCGTCTATTCTAATTTGAACGTCAAGCCCAGGACGCTGCTTTGCACATCGGCTGCCCAGCTGACGGTGCCCGGGTGGAACCGGGTGCCGATTACCAGCTGCGACAGCCTGGCGGCTGGCACCTACTGGATTTCAGTTGAGGTCAGCGGCACCGCGGTCGTGGTATATTATCCGCAAGGAACTGACCGCTACGAATACGCGCGCTTCGGAACCTTCCCCAATCCATCGGCTTCGCTGAACGTAGTCGGCGACCTGTCGATGTATTCGACCTTCTGTCCATAGGATTACGCCATGCCAATTGCAAAACTTCCCAACGGCGGGTCAGTCACGGAAAGCCACCAGATCGTCCTGCGCCAGATCCAGCTGGACACCCTGCCGGCATACACACCGGTGACCATCAGCGGGATGGCCCAGGTCGAAGGCATGCCAGGCCCTGGCCAGTTCACGGTCAACTACCAGAACGGCATCTTGACATTCAACCAGGCGCAGAACGGCCTGACCAAGTCGGTGACCTATGCCCAGATCCAGGACCAGCTGACGAACTCGGAGATTGTGGAGAAGGTCAACGAACTGGTGGACGGCGTGAACAATGCCAACGGCGCTAAATTCTATGAACAAAAATTTGAATTTACCGCGGAATCCGACGGATCTTTTAATGGCGTGGTCACACCCACCCACGCGCCTGTCGGCATATTAAATTATTATTTCAACGACAAAACTGCGGGCACGTTCAACAGTCCGTCGATAGGTCCGATTCTCAGCGAAGCCGATGCCTTGGCGTTGATCGCTTCGGGAAACAGTTATTATTTGGTGTATTTAAAATCCGATGGCACTTTCAGGATTTTTGGCAATCCCAGCAACCCGCCTTTTGCTGGAAGCCATGTCTATGATTTGGCCATCGCATACCTTTACTAAAGGCGGGTCATGACCAAGACCGATGAATCTGGCGGCGTCAGTTTTCTGGGCGTCAAGATCTGGGGCGGCGCGGTGAAGCAGATCATGCCCTATCTGGGCTGGCTGGTGGCCGTCACCGCCATGGCTTATTCAGCCTTCGGACCACCCAGCCAGATCAAGGAATCCCAGAAGGATCAGAAGCAGGCCGTGGTGAAGCTGGCCAGGATGGTGGACCGGCGTTTCAGGTCCA